CAGAGTCAGAATGCTCTAACTCAATATAATTACTACACCAATTTGGCATAATTACCTTTCGTTTGTTGTGAAAAAAATCAACCTCACAAGATAGTATTCACTAACTGAAAATACTATCTAATTAGATTAATAAATGCTATCAGGCATTGTAATATAACACAAAGCATCTTCCCGCTCTAGGATATGCACTTCGTCATTTGTTGATTTACGCAATTCTGACGCAATATGCTCAATCAATTTAGCAAAAGCATCATCACTTAGATGCTCATCTAGATTGTTGAGGGTTGCAAATAATGCAAAATCACCATCATCACGGAAAAAACCGATTGATACTGTTTTCATATTATATTGGTTGTGATTCGTTGATTAACTCAACAACATTCATCAAAATCTCTGCTTTATCTTCATCGGACAATTTAGTATTTTGTACCAAATTAACCAAATTGATTGCCCAACCCGTTGCTACGGAAAGGGTAGAAAAATACATTTCATTGTTTTCCATTTTGTACCTCATTAAAAAAAACCATTATACTAAACTACCATCATTTTGGCAACCTAATACTTTAATACTCCACACTACCGCTAGAATACTAAAGTATTAAGTTAGTCGAAACTAACTCAATATGCTAAATGTTAATAATAATCGAATTTCGTTTGTTCGATAATATCTAACAAATAAGCATCCATCTCTTTTAACGATTCTGGATCATCTTCTTCCTCGATAGAATCCATCAAATCTAACACACCTAAACGATATGCAGTTGGATCTAATTCTTTTAATATGTAAGAAGGAGAGAATCTAATGCCTGCTATCATTACCTCACCTTCACAATCATCCAAAATTTCATCATACATTTCACAGTATTGATAATATGTCCGTTTACTCATTACATAACTCCATTAAAAATGCCAATCTTACGATCCAAAGATTCGAAATGAAAATAATTTGCTTCCCATTCAGCAAAATCATCACCATCCGACTCATATGGTTCCGAATCAGTTAGATGGTTATTATATACTGTCAGAGAATCCAACAATGAATAATACTCACCTTCTGATAAAACCGTATATTGCAACGGTTTATTATCTTCTACCTTCACCAATTTATAATGTATTGCCATTATATTTTACCTCTCTAATACCTCAAAGTGTCACAAAGTGTCAAAAAGTGTCATTTTGTGTGATTTGTCGCTACCATTGTCGCTGCATAGGTGCTATTGAATGGTCTTAGTTTTCATTTCAGATTGTCCTAGTGCGTCCTGGTAAATCCTGATAGGTTTTCCGAGACCATCTAAGCGCAATAAGTACCATTCTAAGCACTTCTGTGGTTATACCGTTACCGGTAAACCCAAACGGACTCTAAGTAGTGCACCTAGTGTCGGTTTGACCTTGAGGCGCTTGCGAAGCAATTCACCTAAGGTTTTTGGCGTTTTTCTTTTTGCCATTTTCTCTCTCCTTGTTGTTTACTATTATATCAAAAACCTACATTTAGGCAAGCATTTGATATAATAGCAGACCTTTACGGTCTACTACTACAATAACGCACTGACAGGAGGGTATTCGTCCTGAAAGCGTTATAATATTAGTTGCCGATAATTTTTCAATCGGCACCTAGAGGATGCGATCCTTTCGGTTTAAGCGCTTTGCTTTTTCGCCATGATAGCAGCAGCAATTGCGTTTGCTTCTGCACCATAAGTGACAACCTTAGAGGGTTTGCGGTTTGCTTTGAGTGCTTTGCTACCTACAGCACCTACCTGCTTGGCGAGCAGTTTTTGCAACCTTGCTTCAGCACGAGCGATAGAAGCTGTGACCTTGTCAGCACGTGCTTGCGCTTTTGCTTCAGAGTTAACCAAGCGAGCGAATTTGCGTGACGCTACGTCCTGCTTGATGCTTTCACGGAGCGCTTTGAGCGTTTCACGTTTTTGGTTGAGAGTGAGACCTTCGATAGAGGCACAGGCGAATGTAAACATATATTTCCTTTGTATGTTGTGTTGTGATGTTGTCAATTATACAGGTTTTGGCAGATTTGGCAATTACGTCATTAGTATTCACAATTTTTACTGGAATACTTTTGTTTTAATTGTTATATTCTGCTGCTCTCTGCTGTGTTGATTTTGTCAATTATACACGGATCCGCCGAATTGGCAAGAATTATCGGAATACTTGAGTGGAATAATGGAGTATTTTGGAGAGTGAGTGCTTTTGGTTTCAGACTGTGCACGCTTGTAGTGCTTTGGTATTAGGCTCAGAGGCGCTTAGTGTTGTATGGAAACAACGCTGGATGAGCAGTAATAATAAAGTTTTACTGGTAGGTCAAACTCACGAACTGATAACTCCTACCGAAGGAATTTTTTTCAGGATTTGACTTTTTGTGGACCTAAATTTTTTTCCAGGAGGTCCTGACTCACCCCACATTTTTTCAGTATTTCTTCCACTTGTGCCGTTGTGTAGATACCGATATTACTCAGAGGTTCTTTCTCTGGTCCTTTTCGCCATACAGCCAGTACGTCATAGGTGCCTCTGAGATATCCTGTCAGGTTCGTATCTTTAGTCCATCCCACTGGTTTCACATAGTCAGATAGCGTCTTAGTGTTTGCACTCAGCTTTCGTTCAAGGTCACGGAAGGCTTCTTCTTCAGGATCGTCAATCATTTCATACATTATTTGACTCCGAATATTCTCTTTGTTGTCTGGTGTATGCTATTCGTCTTCTCTGACATTTCATAGGTACCACAGGCATGAGATAGGTCACCATTCCTGGCCATGAATTTTGAGTATTTTAGAGTGGCATCTTCTTTGGACAAGTTTTGTACCAGTAGTTCAGTACCATCTTTCAGTAGAGCCCAAAATTCATAGTTGTTCATTCTTTTATTCCAAAATGTTTAAATACATGGCGTGCACGGTTAGACACATTTACGGATACTGGTGTCTTACGAACAAACTCACGAACACATTCTATAATAATCAACTCGGCGAACTTTTCTATCTTGTCTTGGTTGTTATACCGCTTCATTCCGTTAATATGTTGTAGTATTTTGGATTGTACACCAAGTTCTTTAATTCGTTCATTCACTATGATTCTCCAATAATGTTCTACTCATTATAGCCCAAAATTTCTCAACGGCTTTTCTGGCATAATCAGAATTAATATACTGACCTAGTACACCTTCATGTTGGTCGTGGTAGATTTTACCACCCCAAATGCCTGTAGAGTTTCCAACTTTGTATACAGATCCAATGATTTTTCCATCCTCATCATCATAGTACACCCATTGAAAAAACTCTTTTTCCATCCATTTTTTCATTTGTCTTTCCATTCCCAACCAATGAGTATCTTACTGAATGTCCTACGTAACCAGTTCGGTCTATTTTCTCTGTGAATTTGCATTGAATCATCACCAATTCCCCAATATCCAACACTAACTGGTGTAGGTCTAATCTGAAAGCCTGTCATAATTGGTGCTAATGAATATGAGGTAGAAACAGGAATAGCACCAATAGAATTCACACTACTACAATAGTGTTGTGGTTTGTAACAATCAGTATAATCCAGGTCTAACCGAATCTGTTCTGTTAGTGGCCAGAAGAATTCAATCTCTTGTTGCGTCATTTTTTTCGGCCAGAGCGGCTTCTAATTCACTCATTTTTTGAGAAAGAGCACGTAGCATCTCGGCTAGTACTCGAACTTCTTCGGTTAATTTTTCTTCTAATGTCATTGTCATACTCCCGTAATATTTTCTATACCTATATATTAGTATAAACACTAATAGTACAACTACTAGTGTCATCTATCTCAATCTCAAAAGGACTACCATGCAACCATTATTTGACGCTATCGCAAACTTCGCTCAATCTCTGTCTTCCATCGTTAATGTACCGAGAGGCTCTCGCCTTGAGGAGTATATTAACTGGAGACAACCTCAGAATGCTTCAGACTTGGAAAGAATTGTTCGGGATTTCCACTCTGAACAAAGAATGTGGTAATTCGAAGGAAGCTCTCGGAAATCGCTGGGTGAAAACTCAAAGGTATTAGTTAGACTTTTCGTTTTCCTCAGCCATTAGTTTATCAAATTCTTCTTTGAGTTCTTCTAAAGCCTTTTCAAGGTCTGATTGTTTCGCTACTGGATCCACAGCAAGACCACGCCATTGTGTAATCTTAGCACCACCTAGGTGATTCCATTTCTTTCCATCCCATTCACATTTCTGTGGAAACGGCCATGAGTCGGTCGATACTTCATAGATGCCATCACGAACAGGTTTGATTTTCTTAGGAAACCAATCAGTAAAACCATACTGTAGTTCCCAATTTGGTTCTGTATCTTCTTCATCTTCTTCATCATCCTCGTCTTCCTCATCTTCGGCTTCTTGGTCAGCCATTCGTTCAGATAGACCAAACATTTCATCAAGGTCTGAAGGAAGTTCTTCTTTCATTGTTTCAGAATTCATACCAGAATAATCATAGTAGTAATCTTCGCCAAACTCATACTTACCACAGAATGCCATACCGCCTTCTTCATAGTAGGCAGTCGTATCATATCCATTTTCAAATAGATATTCATACAAAGAAACACAAGGACCCCATGCGGTGTCAAAACTGATTTTAATATTGTTATCGTCTACACGTTCATAGTTATAGATATTGGCTTCCCACTTGGTTCCCCAGTTATCTACATTCCAAGAATACCACTGTTCTTCAAATTCAGGTGGCCGTGGACGTAACATCTGGAAAAGTTCTGGCTTTTCCTTTTTGAGTTCTGTCTCAATTGCATCAATCAAAGCACTATCACCGTGGTTGATTGTAGCCACGTTTGTACACCAATTAGGCATTTTCGGTCTCCATAATATTTACAATTTCATTGATACGCATCTCTAATACATTTGCAGCAGTATTAAAGTGTCCAGTTCCTTCGGAATGTGGATCATAATATTCTTTTAAAAGTGTCTCACGTTCTTTTCTTAGAACGGCAAGATACATTTCATTATATGTAAAGTTCATAATTACTCCTCAAAAACTAATACAACATCATCTTCATTAACAATATAGAAATCAGTACCTTCAAACTTTGTAGGTCTGGCTTTCTGCCAGTTCGGTAGAATTGTATCACCGACTTTAATATCTTCACATTCATCACCAATAGCAAGGACTATACCTTTACTTACTTCGGCTGAGTCAGCGGAAGTCAAAATGATACCAGTTTCGGTAACCTTCTCTTTTTCAAGTAGTTCAACGACAATATTTTTTCTAATTGGTTTTAACATATTCACTTTCTAAAATTTAATTATATCTCATGGAGATAGGGGTGTCAACCATTTTTTGGTAATAATCATCATCAGCCAAAAATAGATACAGAGTTATTACTACCAAAATCAAAAACAAGGTTCTAATGTATTCCATTTTAACGTTGCCTATGTTGTTTCAATTGGTTGATAAAATTTTCAATTTCGGTCCGTATATAGCTATTATTTGGTGGAATCCAACAATATACTTTATTTAAAAACGTAATGAGTTGTTCTAAATCAATATTAATTTGTTGCATCGAATATACTCGACCACTCTTTTAGTTTTTCTCTTTTGTAACTTCTAGCTTGGCGAACATTCGTTGCATCAAGAACACCCTGTTCTACCAGAATATCAATCATACAAAGTAATTGGCCAACTTCCATTTCTAAACATTCTCTTGTTGTTGCAGAATCTTCGAATGGATAACTTGAGTCAAATCCAAAACGGAGAATCTTTGAAACTGACTGAATTACTTCAGCACATTCTTCTTGCGTAATTACTAATGTTTCTTTAATCTTGTTTTCTATTTCAATCATGCTTCGCTCAAAAATGTTGGTTTATTTCCTCTGTCAATATAATCACTAGCAAACTTAGTTGCCTCTTCTTCAGTCATAAACACTTTATTAAAACTGGCTGGATAATCTTGTGAACCGTAGTTTACCATATAATATGATTTATCTTCGGCTTCCATTACCGTTGCAGTAATTTTTCCACCAGCACCCATAAATGTTGTTAAGTCTTTCATGCTATCATTCCTATAAAACGATTTAAAACTACCCGATTACTTAATCGGTTCCCTGTGTATTTGCTAAAAGCAGAAACAAGACCACGGGTCGTTGCATTCTCTTTCACCTCAAATTCAACATCATCATTAGTATCTAGTGCGTTAGAGCGTAACAAGTAATACTCATCAAAACCAGATGAAGTAACCACAGTTGCTTTATTTTTACGGAATTCGATTCTTAAATTATTATAGAAAGAATCTGGTTTACCAGGATAAAACCTATACAACTCACGGCCAAGTTCACGACCAGACAATACATAGAAACCAAGGATGTTACAGTTGGTTCTTGCCTTCAACATTTTTATATATGCGGCAGTCAATTCACGGCTACGGTCAAAATCTGGTATATGTTCAAGTTTTGTGATAGGGTCACGGATTATCAATTTCTTAATTTTCTTATAACCATCTTCATCAATCATGGGACCAGAATTTCTGTGACCAACTCTCAATGGTCGTTGGCCGTCACGGAGCGGTTCATCAGTCGTTTTATAAAATACTTCATTATTAGAATGGCCATCACCATCAGTTAAGAATACTGTATTTACAATTTGTAATTTGTATCTTTTCTGAAATTCCGGAACAATCTTCATAGCAGAGATAATTGTTTCATTCAGAGGTGTACCACCACGACCAAACCAGTTTGGTCTCCAAAAGCGATTTGAAACTTGTATAAGTCCACTTCCAGCATTTTTGAATTCGATAGCAGACATTCTACTAGACAATATGTTTAATAGATTAAATCGTTCTAATTTAATATCACCTTCTTTAGATGATTTTTCAAGTCTCTTAAAGTTATCAACATAATTTTCATCATGATATTCTGAACTGAAAGCATACACATCAAAAGGAATATTTACTTTTTTACAGAACATTACTAAATTGATTAATTGTTTAACTGTATTATCAATATGAGAACCCATAGAACCAGACCAATCGAGGAACATAATTAGACCATGTGATTTAGCGCCAGGAACTACCGTAATTTTTTTGAAGATATCATCAGTTAATTGATATGCATAAATCCTATTCATATTCAATTCACCAGTTTTAGCAATAGATGCACGTTTCAACTGGTCAGCATTTTTACGGAGTTCAAATTCCTTGGCGAGATAACCAACAACTTTCTTGGAATCATTTCTTATTTTTTGGAATTCTCTTTTGGCAGAATCACTAATATATCCATCCACTGCGGCTTCACTATAGAATCTTTTCCATAGAACTTTATGGTCAATAATAATATCATCTAAATTTACATTTGGAATATTACCATAGTAATATGATTGACTATCTTTAGAAAACAATTTTTGTTCATTCTGACGATATGCTTCATCTGTGAATGATTTCAAATCTTCATCTTGTATTCCGTTTTGATTGCCTGTTTGTATATCATTCGTTGAATCTTCGGAAGAATCATCTTCATCAGAATCAAAATCCATATTGATATCTTCATCACCAGTCAACTCACCGTCTTCGTCTAACTCTACATCCTCAAATTCATCTTCACCATCTTCATCTTCTTGTAGTTTAGATAATTCTTTGGCGTTCTTCTTGCGCTGTTCTTCAGCAACTTCTTTCATATATTTTGCAATAATACGGGTAGTCTCAATCACATTATCATATGATTCTGTTTTTTCAACCATATCAACAAGAGATTTCTCATACTCTGTAAATTTGATACCTTGTGCAGCACCGCCTTTTGTATAAAGATTCAAACGGTCAATAAAATTTAACTCATTGAGGTTTACACCAGCTGTACCAAAGAAATCTTTTTCAATCAATTCACGATATGCACGGACAAAGCTAGAACGAATACCTGGATATTTGTTCTTGACCTTACGTTCAATACGGCAATCTTCTACCACATTTGCGATAGACATAGAAATTTTTTCATCTCTTGCTCTTTTCATTCCTTCCAAAGGAGTGTAAAGTGCGTGACCGACTTCATGTCCCATAAAAAGGTCATAAAGAAATCCAGAAATATTTTTATCTAGCGTAGGAACGGTAAGTACTCGACTTTGTACATCAAAGCTTGCCGTTGCAACATTGCGTTGCTCTACGATTAAGTTCTCTGTTGCCATTAATTTGGCTAAAAGTGATTTTGATTGAATAAGTTCCATTTAATTTCCAAAATTATTGATAGTATTCTTTACGTTGTTGATAGTCCGACAAGTCATTTTCCATTCCTGTCAATGCTGCCCATTTCCGAATGACAACATCCAAGCGTTTCCACGCAGGAATCTCATCATCATCAACTTTTGCATCAAGCCAAATGTTTTGTTTATCTTCATTCATATATATTTCCTATTTTATTGTAAATTTTCATAATTATCAAAGAGCATTCCTGCTTTTTTTGCTTTTCCGAGCACTTCAACAGCGCTTATAAATTCTTCAATTTGCTCAATTGACATTTTTTCGAGCAATTCTTTCACTTCTGACCAATCTTCTTGCAATTTTTGCGACATTTTTTACTCCTAAAGTCATTTTTGCGATATTTCCGTTTAATTTTCTTATCTCCGCATAGAAGAAATGTCCTTTGCTTCAGAATCGTTAAAAATAGGCACAGCATTCGACTTGTGCATCGTGCCGATACCGATAATCTTGTCACCGGTGTATCGATTTTGTTGGGGTTTTGTACAGGCGCTCATATTGTCTGAATTTTTGCTTGGGTAATAAACTGTTTCCCGCACAAAATTCTTAGGACTGAGGCTAGAGATGGATCTTGCGCTTTTTGTCAAATACGCAGTAGTTCTAGTAAATTTTGGCAATGGTTTATTCACTGATTCTAACCATTGTTCATATTGCTCTTTTTGAGCTTTTGGTGTTTTACGCTTTTTGGATTTTGGAACATAACCGTAAATTAACATAATAGTTCTCCGTACAATTGAGATTCTATTATACATTAAATTAGGTCACTTGTCAAGCCGTCTGTTGTATTTTAACAACGCTGTGTTTTGTGGTACCATCCAACGGATATCACCGTCCAATTAAAATCTTTTGACTTTCCTTGGCACACTATCTTTATAGTCTTCATAATATTCATTGAATTCTCGATTCTTCAATCTTCTTATCTCGGCTTGGTCATGCCGCTTCTTTTTCTTCACTACAAAATTATAATCATCATTATAGTCTTTTTCCGTGCGGAACTTTACTACTGATTTACTCACTTCTTATTCTCCTATTTCATGGTTTCAAATGTTATGCCTCTGATTTTAGTTTCAGGCATATTGTGCATATCCTCTTGCGAGACATATGTAATTTCGGAATTGGGATAACATATTTTTATTAGTTTGAGTAATTGGCAAACTGTGCCATCTGTATCATTGAATGTAAAGATTTCGTCAACATATTTTAAACTTTTTACTATTTGGCTTCTTGTTTCAAAGTCTTGTAAATACCCACCTTGTGTATATGCCATCCACCAGTCGGAATGAATACCGACAACCAACAGGTCACCTTTTTTCTGGCATCTTTTTATAAAATTTAAATCCTCAATAGTTAGAGAATCAAATGTGCCACTTATAACTGTGATTCGGTCTTTGCGGTTCATTTATGGTAATAGGTCTGGAAAAGCCTCTTTAACAAATTTATAATCTAATCCTTTGACGCCTTGGTCTTTTTGGAAAATACCTAAAACGACTTCAGCTTCACGGGGTTCAAGTGCTTCTAGTAGTTGTAGTAATAATTGTGTTCGTTTTTGTTCTGTTAATTGTTCGGCCGATGGATGGCCTTTTTGGAACAAATATAATTTTCTAAGTTCGGTAGATAACTGAGTACCAGAAAGTCCTGGTATCATATCAGTAGGAATCTTATAATTATCTGGCATTTCTTTAATTAACCATTGAGAATTTGGATGATAGGTTAAGGCCAAAACATCAACAAGAGTTTTTGACAGATTCTTTTCGATTACTGCCATTCTCTCTTTTTTATTTTCAGCCAACTCAAACTCATCAAAAATTTCATATACATTTCTCATTAGAATTCCTCTATTACTTCCATTAAATTTTTCAGTTTATGCTCAATAAAATAATTCAACAATTTACCTTTAACAGGTTTTGTTTCTTCATAGGTATTTATAATTTTCTCTTTTATCTCAGTTGGTATTTTAGTCAAGTCAATAAGAGTTAAATTCCTAGTGTAGTTAATTCTATCACTATCATTCCAGTCTTCTGGACTTTCCTTCAAGTACTTATCCAATACTTTTTGTGTGATTGGTTTTTGCCTTAGGTCACGGACAAAGCAATCCGATGGAGAGAACATATTGGGTATGCCGTCACCCTTATCACCACGGATGACCTTCTCCTTCAACTCCAAATGTGGGTTTTCAGATATAACATATTTCTTCTGTGATGGATTATATTGTTTGACATTATTACCATACTGTTGTAATTGTAAGAAATCACCATCGGATGATAGAATTAAAATCTTTTCATGTGCAGCATAAAGTGGTACAAGCGTACCAATGATATCGTCTGCTTCGGCACCATCAACATCCAAGACTTTATATGGAAAGTTTTCTTTTAGTTCTTGTTTGAATTTAGCCAACATATCAAAAATTAAATGCCAATCTAAATTGGACTTATCACGGGTTTTCTTACGATTGGCTTTGTAGAATGGAAAATATTCTTTGCGCCAATATTTACGGTTGTCGCAACATAATACAACTTCACCATAATTAGCTTTAAAGTTCTTAACGTGTGTACGGATAATGTTTAACACCATATGTCTTATAAGGTGTTCATCTAGTTTGCCTTTTTGATTGGCAATTTGTGCCATCAGGCCTGCCAATAGTACCTGATTTAAATCAACTAAAATCATAATAAACTTTCAAGTTTCAAAGTTATATTGTATCACATATCTTCAAATTTGGCAAGCGCATCTTGGTAGAATTTTTCAGAAGTGGTAGTCTTTCTAGAAACGATACCGTACCAACCTGATTCGATTAAACCCGATATGTACTCTCTTGGGTCGGAGAATATTGCCTCAAATGTATCAAAATTTTTAACAAACACTTCTTCATCATCTTCACCATCATCTTGAAACAGGATAATATGCCACTTGTTACCAACATCTGTAAACTCTACTGGAGTGCCCTTATTCTTATATACATTGGATTGTATATGAATATTATCGTTATCTGTAGGCATAAAAAATATTGCATCGAATTCAGTTAATTCTTGCATTGCACCTATCATTATAGTCCTTAATATGTGATTTTCTAACTCTTACCATTATCCATGTATTGTAATAGTCATCAGATTCCATTACACCACGAATAAATTGTTCTTTCGCTTCAAGATAACCACACTCACCTTTTGAGTGGCAAAGGTGTATAATCTCTCTACTAAAGTTTTCTTGGCCTAATGATAACACATCTTTACATAGTTCGGCACTACTTCCGTAGTAAGTTTGCCAATTACTAGATACTTTGTATTTCTTTTTTTTACCTTTGATTTGTTTGGTTTTGGCAGAATAGAAAAACTTTTTGCCTATGTACTTTTTATTATTCGTGAGATTAATAATCTCATATACGAATCCGTAATTATCACCAATCAAATCTTCAGTAAAGTCTTCACCATTATATTTCCAGTTTAGTCCCATTCCTTATCTTCCAAATCATCTTCATCCTCTATGTAGTCTTCAGATAATTCTTCGATAATTTCTCCACAGAATGGACAATGTTCCGGTAGTTCTTGCGAAACTAATTCTTCTGTAAATTGAATTGAATATGTTGATTCACAACTTTGGCAATCGCCAGTTAATGATTTTTCGGTCATCACATTTCCTTAATGAGCCCAAACATCACCCCAATCTCCAGATAAAGCTCCCTTAGCATAATCAGTTGCTCTATTCTCAAAGAAGTTGGTATGTGTTGGTGCGTTAATCATTTCCTCTACCCAAGGTAAAGGATTCTTTTTCACTTTAAACACACCTTTTAATCCCAATGAGATTAGTCTACGGTCTGCAATATAACGAATATACTTTTTAACATCCTCGGATGATAAATCTTCCATAGCACCCATTTGGAATGCTAAGTCAATAAATTTATCTTCCAATTCAACCATTTTCTCAGCAATGGTATATAAACGACTTTTCAATTCATCGTTCCATATCTCATTGTTCTCTTGTATATATGTCCTGAACAATTTCACCATGTTTTCGGTATGTTGAGTTTCATCAACAATAGACCAAGTAACAATCTGTCCCATGCCTTTCATCTTACCGTGGCGTGGGAAATTCAATAACATAATGAAAGAGGAGAATAACTGCATACCTTCAGTAAATGCACTGAACACGGCGATATGGGTTGCAGTATTCTCTTTAGTTGTATTCTTGGATGATATGTTCATCACATAGTCATGTTTCTCTTTCATCTCGGAATATTCCATAAACTCATTATAAGTTGTTTCTGGTAGTCCTAGAGTTTCAATTAGGTGTGAATATGCGGCAATGTGTAATGCTTCTCTTGCAGCAAAACCCAATAACATCATTCTTATTTCCGGCTGCGGAAAGTAAGGTAGATAATTGTCCACATAGCCACCCGCAACATCAATATCTCCTTGAGTAAAGAAACGAAATATATGGGTGAGAAATTGTTTTTCTTCATTTGTTAGTTTTTTCTTCCAATCTTTAACATCTTCCATCATTGGTACTTCTGTATGCAACCAATGTGATTGCTCATGTTTTAACCACGCATCATAAGCCCAAGCATAATTAAATGGTTTGAAATATGTTCTACTTTCAGTTATATCTGAATTTGTTTTTTTTATCATTCTTTTTCCTGTTCGTACATTATTGTATTTGTTTCTCCTAATGCCCATTTCGCATCTGTTTCCACAGACCATTTATTTGTTGCCACTTTGAAGTCTGGCATCTTCAATTCTTTTGGATTACTACTTGGTTCCATTATAATCAATCTATTATTTGGCTGAGCAGCAAACTGGCCGTTATCGCACATAATGAAATTATAAGACTTGTGATCCTCGATATCTTCAGAAAACCCTGTATCAAGTATGTTAAAGTCAGGATGAGCAGAATCAACTGTAAACATATAAACACCATACTGCCAATCTCCATTCTTTAACTTAAACTTACACCTCATTGATTGTAACTGTGCTTTTTTAATTACAGTAATATCATATGATAAACAATCCCATAATTGTAGATAGTCTAATGGTAATTCATTATCGATAGTTTTCCAACAAAATGCGTGTAATGGTAATTTATCATACAATGCACCATAGTTGTTTAGATAAGCTTCGATACGAAATGCTTGACCTCGCAAAGACTTAATACTTATCCACCAACATGGTTCAAGTTCTCCATGACCCTTTTGAAAGTCATAGAGAAACTCTCTGCGAACAAAACATTTTACTGGTGGTAAGTTTGCAACTATGTGAGCCATTTTATATAGTTGCCCACTCTCTTAATTGACCTGCTGGTTTAGAACCAACCATTCTTTTGATTTCATTATTTCCATCTAACATAATCAAACACGGTACCGAACGTATTCCATATTCATTAGCAATATCTTCATGTACATCAATATCAATTACTTCAATTGGCACTTTAAGTTGTGCTCTTTCCAAATTCTCAGCCAAAGTTTTACATGGACCACACCATGATGCTGTAAATCTTAAAATTCTTTTCATGTTATTTTCCTCACTTTTTCCATTTTTGGTTCTATCTTTGGTTCTTCTGGAACTGGAGGTTGTTCACTCTGAATATACAGAGGAAACAATTTCCATCCAAAACTTTTCCAGTACTTATGTACGATGTTATTGATAACAACTGCAGTTGCAACTATAACAATAAAACCTATCGCTGTTAAAATGCTTCCAGCCAAAAAGACTGCTGCTTGGTCCATATCCATTATTTTGTCTCCTTCTTTTCTATAGGCGGTGGGAAATACGGCTCAATAACATAATGATTTGCTCCCCACCATCCGAATGCTGTAAAAAATCCATATATTATAACTTCAAGTAGCATTCACTTCTCCAAAAATTCATCAATTAAATTTAATAATATTTCGTGATGTTCTCCATTATGATACTTACCTTTCATCCAAGAATAACTATCATACCAAAATTGTTCACTCTCTGGATGACAACCAATCAATAAAATATTATCTTGTTTGATGGCCATCGGATAACCAGTTGTATCATATGCAGCAATTGTTTTATATTTTCCATGGCCAACAAAAGTTGGACCATCATAGAAAAACATTTTTTCATAATGGCCATTAAACCAATTTGTGGGTATATTCTTAGCATGAGGTCTTTTTGTACAGCTGTTAGGTTGTTTAATATACTGAACAACATCTACATTGTCAAGTATATTGAAGTAATCTTTGCCAGCCCAATAAGCACCCATACAAATACCAAGATACTTGCCGCCATTGTTTACATAATCAACAACCACATCTTTATTCTTCTTTAGTATTGTATCATAAGAATCTGAATCTCCGAAACCTCCAGGAAAAACAACCATATCAATATTATCAAAGAAACCTTCTTCAACTTCATTCTTTGAAAATAGTTTGAAGTTGAAATGTGGTGATAGTGCTTTCATTACACCATTGGTCGATTGTACCGAACATTTTGGGTCACACACAAATAAAGCGATAGTGGGTTTCATAATTTATGTTCGGTTACAATCCAAGTTACCAATAATATTACCCAAAGAACTCTGAGTATATTATCAATCAATCTTTCGTAATGAGATAACCATCCTTTTTTAGGTTCATTCATTTAACCCTCGCAAGCAATACAATCGTTACCTTGTGCCACTTGAACCATATCAAGCTCTTTGATAACTTGTCTTTCTATTTTCTTAGAAACTTTATCTGCTTTACCAATCTTCTCAGAACGACAGTAGTATAGAGTTTTAAGTCCTTTTTTCCATGCCATAAAATGAATGGCGTGAAGATATTTAATATGTGCATCTGGTCTAAAGAATAAATTCAATGACTGTGCTTGGTCAATATATTGTTGACGGTCAGCAGCCAATTCAATAACCCATCGTTGGTCAATTTCCATGGATGTTTTGAATACTGCTTTTTCATCATCAGTTAAAATGTCCAAGTGTTGAACCGAACCATCATTAGCAATAATAGATGACCAGATATCATTGTAACGATCTTGTGACAAACTACCAGATTCATTTGATAATTTATCTTGAATAACTTTATCCAACCATTTGTTCTTGTTTAGAAATGCTCCCGATAAAGTGTCCTGACGATATGCGTTAGCACGATAAGGTTCGACACTAGGAGAAGTATTTCCCATGATGATAGACGAAGAAGCATTTGGAGCGATAGCCATAAGATGACTAAAACGTTGGCCAGTGCCACTAGCATCCGGAGCTTCCCCACGCTCGGTACCCAATCTAACATTTGCCACATTTAAACTCTCCCTTATATGTTTGAAAATACGATTGTTAGTGACTTTTGCCATCACTCCTTCAAAGGCAATACCTTTTCGCTGAAGATAAGCATGGAAACCCAAAGCACCAATGCCAATAGAACGTTCTCTTTCTGCACTATACTTTGCACGACTGATAACATCAGGAGCATTATCAATAAAATATTGAAGCACGTTATCGAGCATTTCGGCCACGTCCTGAAGAAAAAGTTCATTATCTTTCCATTCATCATAAGTTTCCAAGTTCAAAGAAGATAAACAACATACAGCAGTTCTTTGTTCGTTTGTTGGTAGAATAATTTCTGAACACAAATTCGATTGATGAATCCTCAAACCTTTGTCTTTTAGAAACTGTGGCATCATTCTATTACTTGTATCAATGTAGTGAATGTATGGTTCACCAGTGTGCATACGAATCTCTAAGATTTGTTGCCACAGATGTTTAGCGGATACTATCTCTCTTACTTCACCAGAGTTTGGATCCACTAATTTCCAATCATCATTATATTCCTGATCCAACATACACTTCTCAATGATTTCCATGAAGTCATCGGTAATGTTGATACCATGATGTAGATTCAGACAACGCACATTTGGGTCACCTGTTGGTTTACGCATCTCTAAGAAAGAAACGATATCAGGATGAGAGATATCAAGATAAGCGGCGTAAGAGCCACGGCGAGTACGACCTTGGCGATAAGCCAAAGAACTCGCATCATAAATTTTAAGATGTGGCATAACCCCAGTAGACTTATCATCAGCAGACCTAATACCAAAACCAATACCCACACCGCCTCCGAGCATAGAAAGCCAATTAGTTTCCGATAGGTTGTCAACTAGACCCTCCGCTGTATCTTCAATAAAGTTAAGAAAACATGAAATAGGCATTCCACGCTTAGAACGACCAAAAGAAAGGATTGGAGTACTAAAACTGAGCCAATGATTAGAGGCGTAATCGTAAAGGCGCTGAGAATGTTCCTGATTAGTTCCAAATGTTTTTGATACGAATGCGAACCTGTGTTGAGGAGAAGTTTCATCTTCTCGCATATACGATTCTTGTAGTCTTTTAATTCCAAGTTCATCGAAAAGTTTATCTCTTTCTAAATCTATATTAATACCTAGATATTCCATGTATTCGCCTTATTATTATTTTGTTGTAAATTCTTTAATCATCGGAAAAATTGGCTCAATTGCGTTAGCACAGGCGATAGCAATTTCACGATGTTCCTTTTGTGTTCCGTTTTCGCTTCGGAGTTGTATATAGTGTACCCAAGACCGAAGTGTTCCGTTCATGTATAATCTACTGACTGTCATACCTTCTGGTAATACTGCTCTGGCTTGCTCTTTAGCAATTCCATTTTGTATTGCCCAATCATACGCACTTTGTGCAGTTTCTGCAACTCTTTTTTGTTGAGTTTCCCAAAATGCTCCTAATGCAGGATTATCAGTTTCAATACTGTTCTGTCTATTCTTTTCGTCTTGTAACCTCGCTTCCTTGTACTCAAATCCCAAATCTGCCACGGCATATCTTTGGGAAAATTCTTGGAATGAAAATGACCTATGTCGTAATATTTGTCTAGCTATATCCCTCGTTGTTTCTATTTCTAAACATATATTAACCATCTCCAGAGGAGACCAATGTTGATTTTTGATTAGATAACGAATTAATTTTTCACTGGTTTGATGATTTGCTTGATTACTTGGATTTGAAACTCTTGCACAGAAGGCAATAAGTTCAGTCATGTTCTCAGCAAAATATTGTGCGGGTTGTGTGTATGATAATAATTCTACTTTCATTTTATATTTTTTTCCAATTCACAAACTCTAATTTTGCTCTTAGATTTACAAAGGTATTTTTACTTATAATATCTTGGATTTCGTCCGGTGAAAAACCACCCAAAACTGCTTCATTTACATCTTTTTCTTCAATCATCGGTGGCCAGATGACAATATTGAAATGATTATCAATTGCGTGTTCCATCTTGGCCACGATTTCTTTGTTCCGTGGTTCATTATCAAACAATAACGCAACCTTAGTCTTATCCAAGACTTCCGTGATTGATTCCAGATTGGAGTCTGCTGTCGCCACAGCATTATCTAGGAACATGGAATCAATGGGTCCTTCCACGACATAAACCAGTTCTTCTTCATTGATTCGATCCATGCCAAACACTTTATAATCATCATCATTTAACTTGATGGTTATATATCTTAACTTTGATTGACCTAATGCACGTCCTTGGACAGCAATGAGGTTTTTTTCTTTATCATAGAACGGTATGACCAACCTTTGGTCATCCCCATGTAGGCCATCTTTCTCGATTCCCAAACTATCAATGAACTTTTTAAAATCTTCTGCATAATAAAGTTGCGTTGAAAAGGTGTCTGGGATTTGTCTTTTCTCAACATAACTCTTAGCAAAGTGACCTGTTGGTAACGATTCAATTGTAGGTAGATTGAGCGCCTTTTTAAACTTCGGCGCATCTGTCTTTGCCTGTTCAAAGTCAGGTTTTGTATAGTTATTGTTACCGGTTTCTCCATTTTTATATCTCTCTAATTGATATTCTTTCACCAAAGATTCATCGACCTGTCTTAGGAAGTTATAGAATGTAGTAGAGACACCACAGTTATGACACATATAGAAATAGTCATTCTTCTTGCGGAATACAAAACCACGGGCTTTTAATTTATTTTTCTGTGAGTCGCCACAGAGCGGACACCTGAAATTATAGAGGTCATCCTTTTTCTTGGTGAACCTCTGTAATTTAGGCGAGACTTGCAACAGGAAAGTCCTGTCAATGAAAACACTCATAATGAAAATACCAATTAATTAATGTAAGCTTTTCAATATTGTATCAAAGTTTGAATGTGAAATCAACCATGTGATAACAATAATACCACCGGCAAGAGTCCACTTCCATTGATTTAACTTCTCATATTGAGATTTGGATGCCTGTACGTGTTCATCCATGGTATTTTTCAATCCTTTTATTTCATTCATAATACGCAATTCAGATTCTTGTACCTTATCCAACACAACATCAATGCGCTCGTGTATTTCGGATACGTCCGTGTCTTTTTCTTTTCTTTGGTTATCCATATTTTCATACACTTTAACTAAATGGCGGTCGTGTTGGTCTACCAGTTTTTCTATTACCTGGTCCATTTTATTACATAATGCTGATAAAGTCAATACTTGGGTCTTTAAAACACCAACATCAACTTTTATTTCTGAAATTTCGTTTGGCATTTATTTTTTAGTTGGAACTTCCGTACCTTCTAACTTCTTGTGAACTTTAATTGTTTTACAATCTTGGGTTGGTTTGCCATCTTTACCAACGACAGGTTTGCCATCTTTACCCACTCTATCATGGCAAACTTTTTTTTCTTCACCGCCAGCAAATACGGTTGAAGATAATGCGATTATTAGTACTGTTAATATTTTTTTCATTTTGTTTCCTTATTTGTAAACTTCTCGGATGCTGTAAAACCTAAACCCGCAAGAACAATATACATCATTGAATCATAAATTTTTGAATCTATCTGATATCCATATATCATAGCCACAAAACCAATTGCACACATTAGAAATGCTAATAGTGTGACAACTCTTTTACTGGAGATGGTGCCATTGACACCATCCGATAACATACTTGTTATGAAACTCATAGTAATGGTTGTGGTGCATCAGGTGGTGCTAACTTGCCACCGAAACCGGTAACTGGCGCTGGTGCAAAACTTGTACTGGCTGCACTTGATACTGACGGAGAAAAGCTAGGTGTTGTTGACAGGCTAGGTGAACTGGTTGGTGCTGGTGATACTGGTGTTGGTTTGTTTGCTGCATCTAGTGCTTTTGCTCTAAGGTCTTTATCATTACCAGCTAACATAATACCAGACAAGGTACCAGTTAAGAATGTTGCAATTGGAATAATCAACTCAAAGAACTTCTGGTCGATAGGACTGATAGCGTTCAATGGTTGAGTTACAAAGATGATAGAATATAGAACAACAAAGACAATACCTGTCAATGTTAATGCTAAACAAATACCAATGAAGAATTTCAGGCGATCCATTAACTGTTCGCCAGTATAAATTACATTATTATTTTCCACAGTTCGCTCCTTGTGATGGTGTAGTACATTGTGATTGTGTTGGTGCCACAGAACCTTCTGGTTTAGGTGGTCCTAATCTTGGGTCACGTTGACCTTTAAAGATATGTTCTGGACAAGTTCTTGTTACATCACACTTTGGTGGTTTACAAAAGTCTTTATCCCAATTATCGGGATCTTGGCATGGATAACGAAATCTATCACCGCCAAAGAATGCTAACGATAATGGCAAAATAATCATACCAATCGCTACGTATAATAATTTCTTATCTGTCATAATTTTTCCTTAATTACACCAAGAGGTTTTGGCTTCACCATAATATTCACGAGCATAACCTTGTTGTATTAACATCATACGAAGACTTTTTCCATCCAATATTACATCACCTAAGACTCGACCACCATACTTATCCCAATCCATGAGGATAATTTGTCTTTTGGTTGCTGCATTGATTTGAGCTTTGGTGAAAGCACTAGCGGCTTGGCCTCTTGCATCTTCACTTGGACAGCCTGCTCTGAATCCTTTTTCTGGTGTATCAACTCCGAAAACTCTGATTGAAAGTTCTTGTTTGAGTGGTGCAGGTAAAAATGGTGCTTGAAATGCTACCGTATCACCATCAATGACACGGGTGATTACTGCATCATATGTAACACCATCTTTTTGCTTTTGAGCAAATGTTAAACAAGGTACCAATAATAAAATAAGTAATAATTTTTTCATTATTAAACTCCTAGGACGTGTAAAGCGTGTTCATAATGTTTGATACGGTCTTCAAGACCAATAGTACCACCATTAATGCGTTTTGTTAAAGTAAGAATATCACCTTTGTCAGCCCATTGATTCAGGTTGTTTGCTTCCCAAAACCAACAAGCAGATTGTGCTGCACCTTCAAATGTTGATAAGTATTGTGATGCATCTTCTGGTGATATCTGTAATGAATCTGCAAATGATTGATAATTGGATTTACCAGTTAACTGGATGAGGCCACGGCCACAATATTTGTATCCGTCACCGGATGCTTCATCTCCGTTACCCATACGACTGGCGTAGATCCTATTGGCAATGGCCTCTTGCTTGTTTGGTTTGGCACAATATTCTTCAGCCAAGGCATCTGTTGGAAAATACTTGGCAAACAACTTACGCAGAGTTGGTGGTTTGTAATTCAGATTTTCTTTGAGTGCTGTGAATCCACCAGATTCGTGAGCACATTGTGCAACGAAAGCAGCAATACGTTGTGGTGTATTGATTTCATAATCTGGTAACAATTTTGATAATGCGTCATGCCAATGATCCACATATGGGTTCTTTGGTAATAATTGTTTTAGTTGGTCTTTTGTTAGTTCCATAATATCTCCTAAACTGTAAAACTACTGCCACAACCACAAGTTGTTTGTGCATTTGGATTTGTTATAACAAACTGTGAACCTTGCAAGTCTTCTTTGTAATCAATACTTGAACCTTGTAGATATTGCATACTTGTAGAATCTACTAAAACTTTAAACTTCTCTAAAGGTACTTCAAAATCATCTTCATTTGTTATTTCATCAAAGGTGAATCCATAACTCATACCGCTACAACCACCGCCTTGAACGAATGTTCTTAGTGATAAATCTGGATTGCCTTCTTCTGCAAGAAGGTCTAGAATTTTTGTTTTTGCTGACTCTGTTATTGTTATCATACTCGGAAACTTTCTCCGCAACCACAACGGTCACGTTCATTGGGGTTTCTAAAATCGAATCCTTCATTGAGTCCATTTCGAACCCAATCCATCGTCAATCCTTTTAGATATACATCACTTTTTATATCTACTAAAACTATAAAATCTTTCTGTGCATAATTAATTATACCAACATTCGCTTCATATTTATCAACATATTCAACTGTATATGCCAATCCACTGCAACCAGTAGTTTTCACACCAAGTTTAATACCAACTCCCTTACCACGTTTCTGTAACTGGAATTTAATTTTTTCGTATGCTTTTTCAGTTAACGATATCATGTTTCTTTTTATAGTCCGATACTGCGGCCTTTATAGCATCTTCTGCAAGTATTGAACAATGTATTTTAACCGGTGGGAGGGCAAGTTCTTCAGCAATTCTTGAATTAGTAATTTTTCCCGCTTCGTTAATCGTTTTTCCTTTAATCCACTCTGTGACAAGGCTTGAACTTGCAATTGCTGATCCACATCCGTAGGTTTTAAATTTTGCATCTTTGATTATCCCGTCTTCTACTTTAATTTGAAGTTTCATAACATCACCGCAAGCAGGTGCACCGACCATACCAGTACCAATGGTATCATCAATAATAGAAAAACTACCGACATTCCTGGGGTTTTCATAATGGTCAAGGACTTTTTGAGAATAAGCCATTATTTTTTATGGCTTCCGCCGCAGATTGGACATTCTTCTTTGTTCATTTTACACTTTCAAAAATGTTTTTTTGTATATTATACCATTCAATAAATGCATCATGTTTCACGGCACAATCATAGTATGTAGTATAGTTATTTGTTATGGTTTTAGCAACATCACTTAATGTTGGTGTCTCTGACACCTTTTCTAACTGAGGACACTTAACCATTAATCTTTCTGGCACATCAGGAAATTTAGATTTGACTGGGACTACAGTAGAACAACCAGTCATCAATATAAGAAAGAAACATACGAGATATTTCATTTCGGTACCTCCGATGCACTATTTATCGCCTTAATAAACTCTTTAGGTAACTCACATTGACCACCTGGTTTAAATCTATCATCATATTTGGCCACTTCTTTGTCAACATACTGGATGATATCTTGACCTCTGCGAGTGATATATTCAGTCTTTGTTACAACTTTTTCAACAATCTTAATATTTTCTTTAGCTGATTTTACTTCTGCTGCAGCAACTTTTGCTTCCATCTCTTTTACTTTGGCCTGCCATGCTTCTTCATTGGATATTGCACCAGACATATAAGTTCCGATTGCAATAGCCAATATAGAAAT